TACTACTTTATCGTATCGCATTTCCTTGTCAAGTACATCTTCAAGAGCCATGGATAACGCCATAAATGTTTTGCCAGTTCCTGCTGATCCAGAAAGTACGAGTGAGTTCCCATCTTCGTATGCCTCATATGCTTGTTTTTGGTGTGGAGTTAATGGAGTAACTTGTAACATGTCCTCCAGCCTAAGTTTTAGATTACGAGATGCCATTATTAATGCCTGTTCATAGTATGTAATCGGTGAGTCTGTGCAATCTTATCCTGCACTTCTCTAAACCCATTATCTACTGGAATTCTATTTCCAGGACTATGTACCATATTAAGAGTAGTAATGACTTGTTTTAATCCGTGCTTTTTCATATAAGCTTCTTTGTCGTCCATCTTAACTTGCTTATCAAACTCTTCGCCCGTTTTTTCATTTCGAAACGTGTATATTGGCATCTTCTAATTCCTTAATTCGTTGTTCAAGTTCATTGATTTTACGAGTAGCTTCCCAAGGAGACATAGGCAACTTAGCTCTACATTTCTCATCTTCTTCTCTCATCCTTCGCATCATATAATCGTAATAGCCTTCACGTTGTTCAGCCATTCCACCACTCCGGTACTTCTCTATTAGTCCATACCATAGCAAACCTACTAGCTTTAGTATGATAATATAATTTATAAGACTTTACTGGATCGTCTGGAAACATACATTCGGGATTAGCTTTCATAGCTAAAGGGAAAGGTGTGATATCACCTTTAGGTATGTTTCTAGGAAGAGACCAAAGAGCATTTCTTAGTAGCCGATCAGTCTTATGTACTTTACCGTAGCGATGAGTGTATTCATCGCATAGTGCACAAAAATGTTTATAATGCCAATTGTAATTAGCAGATGTTTGTAGTGTCCATTTAGTGCATGGATGACCGTGGTGTACTGCAGAATAGAATAACATTTCGGCTTCTAGATCATCTGATCCCTCATATAAGTCATAGTATTTAATCATTGTCTTACCAGACTTAGAAGGCCGTTTTATTACTTTGCCATCTAGCATTCTATGTGCCGTACTCAGCATTTGAGCTGATTCCACGATCATCTTAACTACGTGTTTATCGCATTGAAGCTGTGCCGCCAATATTGGATCTTTGTCAAGTATAAAAATATTCATTATCAATTCCTCATTCTGTAAGTATATTATAACACAGTTTCATCCAATTGTAAAGGATTAAATTGCGATATCCAATTCAACTTCATTAATTCTAGAGTTAAGATACTCATACTTAGCTCTTAGTTTGTATACTAGGTTACTATCCCCTTTTTTCTCCTGTTTCTTAATGTAGTGTTTCAATTCTTTAGAATCCCGTTTCAGTCTTTCGATTTGTGATCCTTGCAAGTCTTTTCTCCTACGGTGAGATGTTGGTGAAGAAATAGTTTTGCTCCTATGTTAGGGTTAAAAAAAGCCTATGCCATTTTATTGGCATAAGCACTTTATAATGTAGTTATTGTTTATCATAATTCTATTTATTCTTTAATTAAACTCGGCCATGTATCTTGAACTAGTTTTTTTGATAAACCTTTATATAATCCTGCCATTTTCTTATCTTTCATAGCAATCATTATTTTAGCATCTTCTTCCATAATAGTTTCTAATATAGCCATAAACATACGTTCACGTTTAGGAGCCATAATGTTATCACCTTTACTACCTTTGATAAAATAAGTTAGTCTTTTTACTGATTGATGAGTAGTAGCAGCACGGGATTCTCTTTCCCTAGCTGGTTCAAAAGGTGGATCACCCTTTGGAAGATTAAACTCTAATGAGTCATCAAAGGCTCCTCGTAAAATACTTTTTAGAGCTACACTTTCGTGTGCTTTAAGCACTTTAGCTTTATCAACTTTGGTTGGAGCTTCAGCCATCAATTCTAAGACCTGATGGATAGACATTTTAGTTGGTACAATTTGTTTAGGCATTATTAAAATCCTCAATACACTCAATTAACATTTTACATCTATTTGCAACGAAATAGTTTAGTACTTTACCAGGACCTCTTTGCTCTGGTATCTGATACTTATTTATAATTTCAGTCTTAAGCTCTTGTGGTGTATTTTCAAGATTAATAAGAGTATCATTACGGCACCAGTTGCGATACCAAGATGCTGCATATAGTAACTCACCATCATCTAGATCAGCTAGAATAGCATCTATCTTCTTTTGAGTAATTGGTGTTTGACGAATACCTTCTACAAAGCAATCATCTTGACTAAGTATGTTTGGTACACCATCACCAGAGTCACCTTTAAGTACATGCTCTAAAGCATATAAACGTGGATTATCGTGCTGTACAAATTTCTTTTGCATTGGACTATATTGACGAACGTTATTGTATTTGTGCAACTGAATAAAGTCTTTATCAGCAGAGATAATCATAATTGGATCAGGATTAAATTCTACTTTAGATTTCATATGAGTAAGAGTACCAATGATATCATCGGCTTCACATCGTTCTATATGAATAACTTTGTATGGTAGGTTATCACGAATCTCTTCACGTACTTGGTTAATAATACGAAAGACTTCATTCCAATCCATAGAGGATTCTTCCCTGCCTTTTTTACGAGAGGCCTTATACTGTGGGAATACTTCTTTACGCCATGATGAGTGATCACATGCAATAACAACTTCACCATATTCTTTACGGTGCTTTTTATTGTACATCCTAATAGTATTAAGAATCATATGACGAATCATGTTTTCGTCTACATTCATTTTCTGTGTAACTACACCTGCAATAGCAATTGCATTATAATCGATTATTATCATTCAAGGGTTCTCCATCATCTAGTTCATTTTTATCTTCTAAAGAATCCATATATTCTTTAGCAGCTTTTATCATAATATTACATTCATCTAATACAGCATGGAATATATGACCTTGGTTATTATGATTCCGTGTAAAGGATGCATAAAGTAAATTTGCTAATACACTTATATCAGTTTTCATACGATTATTAATTTCATAACCTAACTCTTCTAATTCTTCTTCTACTATATCGAAGATATGATACGTAGTTTCAAGGTCGTATTCTTCCATACCCTCAATCTTATCGACTGAACGTTTAGGAAATTGAATTATATTACTACCACCTTTTTTCATAATACTATTATTATAACACAGTTTCAGTCAAATGTAAACCCCTAATATGCTTAGAATGTATTTTACAGCCTATAAATTCATTATAATATTCGTTATTAAGTAGTACCTCACGTTCAAATTGTTCTTTAGCTTCTAAATAAGAACACTCTCCTTTAGTCTTACATAGATGCAATATTTCTCGTTTGTAGTTACCTACACCTTTTTCTTCAACTAAGGCCTGTACTTCCTTAGAAGATCCGTGATAAGTTCGCCAATCGCTTTCAGCGCGCGTCTTAACTCGTCGCTTTCTGGTTTTAGTAATTGGAAGAGTTTTAGGTTTCCAAAAGAATTTTTTGCCAACGTACATTCTCCCTGTATCTAACTCAGTTATGATATATACAAATCCATGATAATCTTCTGGTGTTTCAGTGTATTCTTTGTTCTGATATGTCCAGTTCATTCCCACTCTTCTTCGCCTGTGTCGTCAATATAATAATGACCTTCAGACATATTTATCTCTTCAAATATCTCTTCACCACAGGACGGGCAGAATGTTGTTTTATCTTCATCAGAATCTCTTTCACTTGTATTGTTATGAAACTTTACAGTGAACTTAGCTTTACAACTCCAACAATCTTTCATATTGACATCCTTGAAACATCAGCTGATAAAAAATAATCTTTAAGTTGTTGAAACCCTCCAATAGGCGAGTCATCAATTACTACTACAGGAAAAGCTCTTGCTGTTGGAAACCTTTCTAATAGTTGTTCTCTTGTAATATCTATACCAACAATAGTTTCGCTATAGGATTTCTTTCTATTATCTAGAAAACCTTTAGCGCTTTCGCAATAAACACATGGTGGTTCGTGTCTTGTAATCAATTCAATTTTCATTATAAGCTCATTCCTTTTAATACGTCGTTATCCATATCTTGTTTCATACCACCAATAACATATGAACTAATTTCAGTTTCCTGAGGAGCAACTTGTACATTACCACCAGCAATCCATTTTTCTGTCCACGGCAATGGATTCGCTTGAGGAGTTGAATAAGGTGAAGTTATACCAAGTGCTTTCATACGCTTTGAAGCAATCCATTCTATATAACTATATAGGAGGTTAGCATTCAATCCAATCATAGAACCATCTTTGAATAGATAATCAGCCCATACTTTTTCTTGATCAACAGCGTCAACAAACATTTGAGTTACTTGTGACTCTTGCTGTTGTTTGATCTTAGCAAAGTCTGGATCTTCTTTTGGAAGAATCTTGAGAATAGTTTGACTTGCAGCTAGATGGGTATTTTCATCCCTTGCAATAAACTTAATAATCTTTGCATTACCTTCCATACGCTTAAGTTCAGCAAATGCCCAAGAACAAGCAAAGGATACATAGAACCTTACGCCTTCTAGAACATTAATTGAATTCATTGCCATCCATAGTTTACGTTTCATTTCAAACTTATCAATTTGAAACTGTTCACCATTTACTTTATGGACACCTTCACCAAGAAGAGACCACCATTTACAATATTCAATACACTCATCATAATACTTAGATATATCTTTTGCACAATCTGCAATTTCATTAATATCTAACATTTGATCAAATACAATAGATGGATTAGGATACACATTACGAATAATGTGCGTATATGAACGGCTATGGATTGTTTCCATAAAGGCCCAAGTCTGTACTAATGGCTCAATCTCTGGAAGAGATGCAATAGGCATTAATGTTTCTGTTGGACCACGACCTTGCACAGAATCTAATAGGATTTGGCGTTTAAGATTTGATGTAAAGATATGCTTTTCATGTACTGTAAGATTAGCAAAGTCTCCTCTATCTTTAGTAACATCAATTTCTTCTGGTCTCCAAAAGAAACCTAGCATTTTATCTGTAATCTTATCCAATTGTGGATACTTTAACATATCATATCTTGCAACATCAACTCCTTCATCGAAGAACATTTGCGACTCTATATGAGATTTACTTTTTTGCTTAAATACTGACATTTGATTTCCTTTCTAAATAACACAACTGTCGCAGTTTTCGTCGTCTTCAATATTGCTTGGTAGATCTGCATGAGCATCCGTCATTTCACCCGATCCATCATATGTGTTGTTATAATATAATTGCTTTCCACCATACTTATAGAACGTCACTAAATCAGTAATCATTTGAGACATAGGTACTTTATGGTCTTCAAACTTTTCTGGATTATATGATGTATTAACTGAAATGCCCTGATCTATATATTTTTGCAAAACAGCCATGATTTGAAGATAACCCGATGGATTAGGTTGATCCCATAACAAATCGTATTTATTCTTTAAATGATGATAGCCAGGAACTACCTGAGCCATTACACCATCTTTAGATTGTTTATATGATACTAAAGCACGAGGTGGTTCAATACCATTAGTTGAATTAGATATTTGAGCTGAAGTTTCAGCTGGCATTAATGCCATTAATGTAGAATTACGTATGCCATGTTTAAGTACTTTATTTTTAAGTTCTTTCCATGGCATACGTTCTTTATGTTTTACAAGTTCATCTACTTCTTTTTTGTAAGTATCTTTTGGAAATAGACCTTGACTGTATTTGGTATCAATGCTTTTACCGCACGAGCCACGCTCTTCAGCAAGTTCCACACTAGCTTTAATAAGGTAGTAACTCCACGCTTCAGCATATTCATCAATTGTGTTAAGCGAGTTTTGATCATATTTAAGTCCTCTTTTAGCCAAAAAGTATGCCAAGTTAATGATCCCCACACCCAGAGGGCGGCGGTCCATAGTGCTTCGATACGCTGCCGCAACCGGATAGTCTTGGTAATCGAGAAGTGAATCGAGCGCCCTAACTGCGAGATTGCAGTATTTTTGGAATTCTTTTGGTTCATTTATTAGTCCCCAGTTTATAGCTGATAAAGTACATAATGATATTTCACCCTCCTCATCGTCTGCAGATGATAGAGGTTTAGTTGGTAGGTCAATTTCACAGCATAGATTGCTCATACGAATAGGTGCATTTTCAGGGATGAATGACCCGTGTTCATTCGCATGATCAACATTCATAATGTAAATCCTGCCAGTATCTTTACGTTCTGTAATGAGTTGAGAAAATACTTCCATTGCTGGCATAGATGATTTACGAATAGATTCGTCTTGCTCATACATCTCGTAAAGACGTTTGAACTCATCTTGATTAGCATAGAAAGCGTCGTACAAGCCAGGAACATCACTAGGTGAGAAGAACGTAATATTACCACCACTTAGTAAACGCTCATACATAAGCTTGTTTAGTTGAAACCCATAGTCCATTTGTCTTACACGAGTTTCTTCAGTACCTTTATTATTTTTAAGTACAATAAGATTCTCAAATTCCAAATGCCACAATGGGAAATACACAGTAGCTGCTCCACCTCTTACACCACCTTGCGAGCAAGACTTAACAGCAGCTTGAAAGTATTTTAGAAAGGGAACAAGTCCGGTGTGAACAATTCCACCATCACGAATACGGCTACCAAGAGCACGAATAGAGCCAGCACCAATACCAATACCAGCTTTTTTTGAAATATAACGAACAATTGAAGTGCTTGTTGAATTGATCGAATCAAGAGAATCACCGGCCTCAATAAGAACGCAGGACGAGAATTGCCTCGTTTCGGTACGTAGACCTGCCATAATGGGAGTAGGTAATGAAATATAAAATTGAGAAATTGCATCATAATAGTCTTTGATCCACTTCATTCGATCTTTACCATAATCAGCAAAGAGAGTTGCAGCAATCATCATATATAATACTTGTGGAGTTTCATAACACTTTTTAGT